CCTCGACCGAAGAAAACATGTCCCTTCGAAACATATTATAACGTTTCAAAAGAGTTCGAAAAGATTTTATACTCTCCCCCATGTAAACTAAAGGCACTTTATCATCGTCTTGTAACTGTAAACCCATTAAAGCATTAACGGATTGCAAAGGCGCATTGTATTCATCAGTATTGAATCCATCTGGAACAATTTCACTACCCGATTGGGGTACAAACCCAAAACGCTGAAAATCATTGCTTGGATTATAAACTTCAAAATCATCCCCCATAGAAACAAACACATTTACTTCAACGCTATTATTAACAACGCTATTTGGTGTTGCAAGAGGCAACTCAACATAAACTGCAATTACTCCATTACCGGACAAACTTTCCCCTAATGGTGAAGTATTGTAAACGGAAGTACTACTTAATGTTGGCGGACCCGTACGAGGTAACAATGTTCTGTTGGCTGCATGTGGTACAGTAATAGTAAAATCCGACATGTCTGCTAAATCAATGATCTTGGTATACTGCACATTCATTTGATAATCAGCTCCAATGCTCGTGGGATCATACACTACCCTAAGTCTACCCTTATGAAAAGCAGAACAGACAACCTGAAATCTAAACTTCATAGAACCAGACCAATGCCTAAAAGGCATCGAAGCAAAAGCACAAGCAGGGAACCAGTAATTTACTGGAGGTCCAGCTGTCTCAGCCCATAACATGGGTTGAACCCTGGAATTCCAAATCAATCCCCCAGCACCAGATGTTTCACTCCAATCAAACTTTGTTAAAAAAGATTCCTTAGAGGCTATATGCTTAATATTAAAAGCATCAACAGAAGGCATATTTACCACAGAAGGATCAATAGTCAACTCCTGCTTATCATCAGTGGTCAACTTCTGAGCTGTATCTGGAACGTTCGTCAAAGATAATGATGACGTAGGTTGCAATCTCCGGGGCGAAGGATTTTCAGTAACTGGCGGTCTACAATAACCAAAATTCCTGGCAACTGACGCAGTAGCTCCAGCTATAGTACTTGTGGCTGTAGCATACTTTCCTATCACTGGAACATTGGACAATTTGCCGGCAGCACTAGCTATGGCAGTGGCAGGCTTAGATATGAAACCCTTCATGTTAGCCTCATCAATCTCATGACCAGACTGAGGTAAAATAGTAGAAGGATTAGCGCGAGTCAAACCTGTAAACGCAACGTCTTCACACCATGCATAAACATGAATTTGTAATTGTTCCGTCCCACCATTGGCATGTTTAACAGTATTTAACGATCGAACTACAATATCACCCATCTGGCCCCATTGGGCCCTGGGTATGTCCATATAATTATATCTCCAATAAAAAGGTAATATCATATCACCACCAGTAGAAGTAGTAGGATCTATAAAGACATGAGGACGCTGAGATTCTATAATAGCATCATTAGGGACTAATGGTGATGTCTGAAATAAATCGGAATTTGCGGCAGGATGGTAAGAAGCCAACAAACGTCCATAATAAAATCCATTACCATTTATAACAAACTTAACGTGCAACTTGGCACGCAACAATTTGTAATTTGATAACCTATTAACGACCTTAGGGTTATCAAAAAATGACGACCAAGGGTCAAAAGTGTCGGCGACTGTTGCACCAACTCCTACGGGAATAAATTTTATAAACATAGGTCGCTTAAAGAAGTCCGACAAAGAAGCTTCATCGGTATCTTGCATTTTCATAGTATCATCCATATCGCCTGAAGGATCAACGCAATAACTTGTTAATTGATCTTCAAAAGACACATTTTGAATTGAATTACCTTTAGACGAAGAAACGGATATATCAAAATGCGTTCCGGACTGAGGCATAAAACTCTCGCATGAGTTTTGTGATTGTGCAGAATCCACTACACTTTCACACTGTTCATTTACAACATTATTGGCTGAACAAGTTTCCAATAATGGGTTAGGTTTGACTGTCCTACAACAGTAATTACTAAAATTATTTCCGAGTGGTTTATTTAACCGATACACATGTGCACTCTTTATGTGTCCGGGTTTTGAGAAATGGTTGACTAAACCCCCCCTAAATAAGGGTATCCGACGAGGCGGATGTCCACAAACAAAGCCTATACAATGATTTCTCACATCATAAATATGGTAACCAATGTCCGCGTGCAATTTTGCTACCATCAGATTGCGTACTGGGAGACAGTTTAAGACATGTCTAGGTCGGTCTAATCGTGGCAAAAGGCAAATTAAATCTATGCCACATGCCGACACCACCAAATTCATCAACCAACTCATATCCATATGGAGTTAGCAAGACAGCTAAAATTGGTGTCCCAACACGCAATGTTGACAATGCACTGCACACCCGCCTCAATTGTTGCCTACCTTTCCTACGTACACTCTGGCAATAAGAATGTTTAATTTCAACTATCATGTAATGTTCCACATTATCGAAAACTCGTTTAAAAATAATATCGACTTCACCAAAATCCTGATGAATTATAACCTGGTTTACACTTAAAACAGACATTTGTATATCAGCTTGCGCTTTAATATATAAATCTTCTGTCTCAAATCCACTTTGACATATAAACCCTTCATCATCAGTATCGTTAGGTACTGACTCGTCCAAATTGCCGTTCTTCCACAAGGCCACGCACTCCTCATAAGTTCTATGCAGCATAACACACTGCTGTTCCAAATTATGAGCAGTCGCGATCTTTTGCATTTGATTTCGCCTCATCTCGTATATGTTCCTGCCATGATTGAACCATTCTCTCAAAGCGCCATCAATATTAATAGCACAAGCTTCCATTGGCGTCAAAATACACTTCTTAGGTCTAAGATAACAATGCAAAGATTTAAAAATGGAATTTTCATCCAACGCACCAATAAAGCAACCTAGTTCTTCATGATAAACACTAGATCGTTTTAAAAACTCAAACTTCGACTTATCCAAATATGGAACAATTTCGGAATTTTTATCGGGCATGGTGTACTCTTGACCATATTCAGCCAATATTTCTGCACATGACTTAATATTGAACGCTTCAAATCCTCTCTTAACGGATCCTATGTTATCGTCCCCATAAGTGATAAGAGATACACAATCTCTAAAGTCCAAATCATATCCGTACAAACGCATGAACACGCACCTCATGTTCAAACTACCGGCAATACTGTTAATTAAAACGGTTAATGAATTCCCACTAATGTGGGTACCGCTAGTAACAGATATCATGTCGCCATTCATCGCTATATAAGAATAAGCGATATCCGCTGACATAGACTGCATAATAAATATATCATCGCTACTGTAATTGCACTGTTTTGCGCAATCAATCAGAATACCTAATGTAGCTAAAATCAGCTGCGATGGCAATTTTTGGTCATACTTACCATAATCACCACCAATAATTCTGTCGTCACCATACTTAACTGCCTTCTTATAAAGTTGATCCCACTCTTGCGAGTGGCAATTGACGCCAACAGCACATTCACATAATAATGGATTTACTCCAACAAACCGAACAATTGGTAAAAAATATTTTCTAATCAAAAAAGTAAACGCAACAGAATTGCCATAAAAAATACGACACTTCTCCTTGCTTACGACTAAAGCTTCATCTTTCTTGCAAGCTTTAGCAATAAAATGATTACGGCAACCATTCCTATAATTTTGTTCAGCCTCATAGATTAAATCCATAACTTCCTTCTTAAAAATTCTGTTATACATTCCATGCTCGTCTTTCGCTTCCATATCAATTACATACTTACTCTTAGGTCCTGTAAGTGGATAACCTATAGATGTGCTCATATTAATAGCGTCTATAAAGCGAACTCCAGGCATACCATTAATGTTCTCCTTTGTAGTTAAAGGCCGCATAACCGACCAATATTTTTGCTTGATAACTTTAAGCAAAGGTTTCTTATAATCGGCTATCGCCCTGAACAACAGTTCATGCTCGAACTCTTTGGCCGGAATGCTCGCATTTGACAAACATTTTTGCCAACCATACCACTCAGGTTTAAATTTTGGAGGGCCCCATACATTGGCCACACCACAAACATTAGTGAGAGTCTCACTAATTGGTGTGCTGCGCACACAACTATAACTTGTCGAGGCCCCAACGCAACTTCCATAATATTGATATTGCGAGCCAATAGGCAAATAATTTAATGGACTCTTTCTATGAAGAGAGTCACCAGTCATGATACGTACTCCTAACATGTGAGGTCTAAATTCGGAATCACTACCACCGACAACTAACCATCCCAAGACGATAATTCTGCAATAGCATTTGTGATCTCTTTAGCAGTTAAAACTCC